ATTGTTTCATGCGAATGCGATGTTACCTACACCTGATACGCTGTACAGTGAGACTACTGATGAGAATAAAATGTGATACATTATGCTCCTTGATAAACTGGGGTCATTACACCACCTCCTTCATCATCATCGTCATCATCAGAATTAAACAATAGACTGAAGAAAACAACAATACCTATGGGGTAAAAACACCATAGGATTGCCATGAAGGGTGATATTTCGTTTGTTGCGGACAACTCTGGCATTTACACAAAGCCAGGAATGATTTGTCCTGTTGTTAGGTATGCACCTAAACATGCTACGATGCCAAGCATCGCTAGTCTTCCGTTAAGTTGCTCTGCAACTCTCTTTTGTGGTTCGATTGGTTTTGGTGTTGTCATTAGAATATGCCTGGAATGATATTTCCTGTTGTTGCATAAGCACCTACTGCTGCAACAAAACCGAGCATAGCTGCCCAACCGTTAAATCTTTCTGCTTCTGGAGTCATTTGTTTGTACCTTTAGAATAATGGAGGAATAATTGTGCCAAATAAACCATAATTTATGGTTGCGATTACAAGACCAAGCATCGCAAGGCGACCATTGACCTTTTCAGCATATCGCCAGTATGGATGATTTGTATCCATTAGAATATGCCAGGAATGATTTGACCTGTGGTTGCATATGCACCGATGAGTGCAACGAAACCAATCATAGCCCAACGACCATTGACTTTCTCAGCATTCTGAGGATAACCATCGTATGAAACTGACTCATCAATATATGGGCGAGTTTCATTTGGGAAAGCATTTTGTCTTCCGCCACTTTCTGTTGTTACAGTCATTTAAGTTTCATTAAGATATGTTACATTATTATATATACAATGTAAACTTTTGTCAAGTATTTTGTTTATATTCACACATACTATTAAGAAAATCTTAAGAATTATATAACTTTTACTTATTCTACTATCTCAATAGTGTTACAGTTCTGTGTCTGATGATACCGAACGTGAAGTCCTTCAATAAAAATAAATGTCAATATGAGAACTAATATTACTTTGTTAATCACAATGTATGAACCACAGGTTTCTCATTAATTAATATTTCATACAACTCAATATCTTCTGCAGCTGATACAGGATTAAACTCATTCTCTGCTCGAAACAAATCATCACGAACTGCCTGATTGATTACAATAGAACCATTCTCTCCAGATACAGAACGATGATATGTGTTTGTAGGTATAACTAATGCACCACTCTGTCGATTTAGATGCACGATATGATAAGGATATTTCCAGTCTCTGTTCACTAACTCAAAAGTTCTCTCTCCAGACACAACACGGTTGTGGTCTACTTGATGATAGTGTATATAAAATTGTTTCGCACCGACTTTATCGTCAGGTGGTGATATGGCAGGCCCTGCATGTACTACAAGGTCAGATGCATTTGAATCCTCTACGGATATGTCGTAAAAAATAACATCAGGTGTTTCTCTGAACACCCGATGTTTAACAAAATTAACGTCACTCATAACATAATTTTAGTTTGATTTAGAAAGTAAACTTTACTCCTACTTTTCCAGCCCAATCAACGTCATCTTCAGCAGTTACGCCAGAGATTTCACCGTAGAACTTATCATAAGAACCACCAAGGTATCCAATGAATTCTACATCACCGAACTCGTCAGCAGTTTCTGTGTGAGTAGCTGTAGGGCCACCAGCAACATACCAACCAATTCCACCAGGAGTTTCTCCTTCATATCCTACTACTGCTTCTAATCCACCAGATGTATATGCTCCATCAGGGTATGAACCAGTTGCTTCTAAATTAACATATGGACCAGCAAAAGCTGCACCAGATACTAGAAGAGGAGTTGCTGCTATTGCAGCTATTGTTGATTTAATCATTTTATTTGTTATTGTCTCGCATGGGTAAAAGAAAAACCCTTGCGGATGGTAGTTTTCTCGACATAGAAAACTGTTTACATCTACATAGGGTTACGATCTTTCGAGTCCTTTGTATAATGTTATTTATGTGAACTGTCACATGTGCCAGTTACACTATATTTGATTCTTAACATATTGTCAAGTTTTTTGTGGTTCATTGAGTGTGGATTCCACTACCCTACCCAGATAAGGATCATAATCCATGAGATGATCTATCTCAGTTCGTGCACCATTTTGACTCCAATATCCAAACTGAGCATCATAATTACCTTTATGAAATGCATCTATATGTTCTGGATGTATAGAAGAACCTAGATCTAGTTTGTATAGAAGAAGTGGAATAGTATATGTATTACCAGAATTATAAAGTAAATCATCAGCCACTGGTCTTGGTCTTACACCATTATCCAATCTATACTTATCCTTTCCTCTCCAATGCAATTTCATCATCTTCTCTGCATGATGTCTGGTAATAATATAACAAGCAGTTGAGAACTCATTTACAAATCTCTTATGAATTTTTAAATTCACATCACCTGTACATATTACAGCTATCTGAACTACATCCCAATCATATGGAATCTTGGCATAGAAATCACTCCAAGTAAAGTTCCAATATCTTACTAGATCTAAACTACAGTCATCTTCCATCATAACTGCATATGGACTATCAGATGTATCTAACCAATGTCTAATTGCTTTAAGATGTGAAGTTGTACAACCAACCTCACCACTAGACATGTGATCAGGATACCTACCTTTTAAAATATCACTAAGATCATCTTCTCTACCATCATATGCAGATATTCTTGTATAGTTTTCTATTTCCCAATACTTAAACTGTGCTTCCATATAGATCTTTCTCTCTGGTTGTTCATCCATATTGAGATAATATACAGGACCAAAGTTCTTTAATTTATATGCTGCTTTATTTCTATCCATGTAGCAAATCCATTATGTCTATTGTAGGAAACCATCCCAATTTTGTCAATTGGGTAATGTCAGCACATAAAGAATCAGGTTCACCTGGTGTATCTTCTTTTATAGGAAGATCTCCTCTTCCCATTCTTTTTGCTAATTCTAAAACAGAATAATTTGTTCCTGTTCCTATATCTAATACGCCTCTAAACTTGTCTGGTATCAAATAACAGATTGCTCTAACAATATCATGTACATGAATCCAATCTCTCTTATGTCTTGTAATATATTTTGCAGTTCCCTGTTTCAACATTTCATATAACATATCATCTCTACTATCTTTCTCTGCCCAGACATTAAAGAATCTCATACCCACACTATTAGGTGGTGCTTGTATTTCATTCATCTTCTTTGTTATTGCATAGGGATTCTGCCACCAACCATGTGCACCAGCAGAACTTGCATACAACAACCTAACATTATACTTTCTACAATAATCAAATATTGGTTGTGATTTTTTAACATTGTTCTCCCAAAATTTATCTGGATTTTTTACACTATCTCTAAGAGCAGCATATGCAGCAAGGTGTATGACAACACTATACATTTTATCAGTTTTAAAATCACCAATATCATCTGGTCTATCTAGTCCATCTACATCATAACCTATTTGAGTTAGATGCTCATAAACATGACTACCAATAAAACCTTTATGTCCTGTAACTAAAATTTTCATTTGTCTTTAAAAAAATCATCACATTGTATTCCTTTATCATCTATAAAGAAATCTGCATGAGGTTTGCCTAATATCAAATCATGATATTTACAACCCCAATCTTTAAGTTGTTGTTCTGTAAGATCAAACAATAGTGCAGATGCTTTTACACTAGCATTTGGATCATCACTAAATCTACCCATACCTCTGGCAGTAAAATATGTTATATGATTTCCTTCATCATATAATTTATTGATAGTTGATATTCTATCATTCCAAGGTTCTGCTTTTTCATATGCTCTTCCTACTGTGGGTGTACAAATAGTTCCATCAATATCAACACAGTATCTCATATTAATCTCCCCTCTCTATTCTATTACTATCTGAATCAAAATGTTGAGTTGAGAACTCAAATAATTCAGTGTCCTTCAGAGCAAACATTTGATGCTTCAAACCTGTAGGAACATGAAACTTATCTCCCTCTATAAGTGTAATAGTTTTAGATAATTTTTTATCTGCATTCCATCCATATGAAAGTTCAATAGCACCACTCTGTATATAAAAAACTTCATCTTTTAATTTATGATAATGCCAAGAACATTTCTTACCCTTTGCTATGAAAAGAAGTTTGCCACAGTAACTAGGACTATTAGCAATCCATTTCTCATAACCCCACCCTTTGGATACAAATTTTATAGGATCACCAGCTTG